CAGTGTAGTTAAAGCTGCTATCAGCTATAATATCCGAAGACGATGTGTCTGTTTCTTTTACATCCATCTTCCAGGTATATGAAGAAACATCTATAGCATCTCCAGAGCTATCTGTAAAAACAAGCTTTAAGCTAAACGTATCACCTTTTCGGCAAGTAACGTCTACTCTTGTTGATGTGTCTAAATTTATTGTAGTTGCCATATTGCAAATTTAATCATTTAAAAGAGGCCCTCTAACGGATCACCTTCGGCTTCCTGAAGCTCACCCCGTTCTCCCTGGCGTTGACTAATAAGCTTTGATTGCTCAACTGCTTGCTTTTTAACACGGTCATCTTTACGGTCCTCTTTCATTACGTCTGTAGATGATTTTTCTTTCTTCTCTGCGTTAGCCTTATATACACTAAACTCACCTTTTACTCGCTCCAGTTCCATTTTCATTTGGTACTCCAATTGCAATAACTGTGCTTTTGACTGTGACTCTAATTGCATTTTTTGCATATCGATCTGTGCTTTTATTTGATCTTTTTGCATTTCAGCTTGTGCTGCCGATTGAGCTGCTTGAGCGTTTGCCTGGCTTTGAGCCATCATGTTTTGCTGGGCTAATTGCTGTTGCTGCTTCATTCGTCTCTTACGTCTAATGATTAACAACTGCTCTGCCTGATCAACATCTTTTAACTGCCTTACAGCAATAGCATCTTCCAGGTCAATTTCTTTTTGAGAAAGAGCAATTTGTATGTTTTGCTCTAAATAAGCTTTTTCTACATCAGACATTTCTGATACAACCCGAATACCAAAGTTGTACATTGGTAAATCACGGAAGCTTGCGAGTAGTTTCATGTTCTTCTCTCCAATGGCTTTTTGATATGCACTAAACAAAACACTCTTCTCTGGAAGCACCTGGATGCATTTTACGATATCTTCTACGACCTTACGGTACAATACCATAGATGCGTTTGTTATGTCGTATATAGCGTTGTTTCCGGCAGCCATTTGCTGCTCACGAACACCAACTAAAGCTTCTCCTTTTGGAGTAGATCCATCCATTACCTCATTTATACCGGTAGTATCTCTTATGAGTCGTAGATAATGATTGTACAATCCAATCAGTTCGTTTATGTTTTTTATACTGTTATCCAAAGGACGTATTGGAGGATTTTGGAAACCACCTTCTGGGTTCTTACTGCGGTAATAGAAAACACCAGTTTGCTCGTAAATATCCTGGATATCTAAAGGTTGCAATTCGCCTCCACGCCCTAACTGAACATTCTCAAGACCCTCAATATCTACGATCAAACCATCCGGCTTCGCTTTTGCAATAGCTTGCTGGATTTTAAGGTGAGTAAGTTGAATTTGATCTGCAAAGCCTATTACTGAATTAACCAAAGACTTTGGCATCATCTTGCGCATATTGGTAGCTATTACAGAATAGCTCATTCTGGTACGCGTTAGATCATGAACATTTTTAGGTAAGTTCTTTTTCAGGCCGTAGCTGTAGATGTGTTTTGTACCCACAATGTACTTACCCCCGTATAATGTTGAGGTTGTCATGCAGTGAGGCTTACGATCGTAAACTGAACCAGAAGAAGTGTATCCAAATCCTTTAAAGTAAAAACCAACGTTTCCATAACGTGAATTTTTCTCCTCAAACATTAAATCATCAACGGATATAAACTCAAAGTCCATAACCTCTACTATAAACTCATCATATCCAAATGAGCTGCGCTGTAGATTTTTATCGTAATGTGTGTTAGCCAGTTTAGATGGATTATTACCATACTTATGGGAAACACTTCTTGCCATCTTTTCGTAATCCTCTTCAGAAAATTCTGATTTAGCTTGTCTCTTAAGCTCCTGGATTGTCATTCTCTTAATATGACCAGCGTAAACCAGGTCATTCATTCCTGGATCTTCAGTGTGGCTGTGTATGAAGTATGCCGGATCAACATACTCTTCCGTAATCCCGTAGTTAGGATCATTGTCTCTTTTTACTACAGCTATACCGTTGGTTACTAAATCTTCTACAGCACGTCTGTGTATCTTCTCATCATAATCATTCCAATCTAATGTCAAAGCAGCAGACATTTGTGCCGCCATCTCCGTTACAGTTTTTAGATTGTTGTTGATGTATATTTCAGCTTCATCTGTTGATTCAGGTAAGCTCTCTATATCAAAATCAGCTTTTAATCCAAGACCTTTAGCTGTTTTATGAATATCACGATTTGCTATTCTGCGCTTAATGCGGTCGCGCTCTTTTTGCTTGTCCATTATCGAGTTAGGGTCCAGAGCCTCAACCTTTGGGTAAGGTTTTTTCGATAATATTTTGTTGACTACAATTTTAACAAATTTAGGAACAATAGGAACTGGTGTCCAATCAATGTTCAGCATAGTTCCGTCCCCACCATTAGGGTCCAGGCTTGTTAAAATTTTCTTGTAAATAGTAGTATCCTGGTTACCAGTAGCGTAATCACGATTGATTTCAAACTGCTTTAGTCTTTTTCTAAACAGCGAGCCGGCATTATCCATTGATCCCCATTGAGTTTCTATAGCTCGTGCATATTTAAGGCCATACTCCTTTGAGGATTTAGCCATAAAATCTGCCAGAGGATCTGGGAAGTTTGAATAGTTCCCCTCTTTTTTTCCACTTTCTTGCATATCTGGACACTATATTCTATTATGCAAATATAGCGAATAAACAAAGGGCATCAATTAACGCTCTATAGGCTTAAAGGTCCGGAAGAACTTCTTTTGGTTAAAATCTGTTTTCTTTTTTTCTTGCTTGAATTTTTGGGCAGCCAAAAGAGCTAACCCAGAGCTGATAGTAAGGTCAAACTTTGTACGGTTATCAACACGAAATCCAATCCAATCCTCCAGGGTTCTATTTAAAAACATCTTACCCATATCACCAGTCTTCTCGTTCACACCAACATGAGTGTGTATGTAAGATTCAATTGCCTGGGCATGAGCTTGTATAACGTCCTGACTATTAGACGGTATACCCTTTGTCTTTGAAGATGAACTTGAACCCCCAAGGTGTTCTGGCCTTTCCATAAGATAAGCATCATAACCTCTGGACTCAAAATACCTGGCTATACCATACTTGTTATTTTCTATAAGTAATTGATAACCATAGAAAACCGAAGCCATTAAAACATCTTCGTAAAAAATCTTTGCCATTGGTGGTCTACTTGCGTATTCAGCAACAAACATATTAGCTGGTGCAGCCATGTTAAATTTATTGTACAAATGGCAAGCTCCTTTCGATCCACGTCCGTCAACCGTAGAATCTAAATCATAGCTATCCACCCCTCCAACACCTATATGGGTATTTACTGGTGTTCTTTTACCGTACTCCTCTTTTTGTAGATTTCGATCTCCAGGTTTAGGCATCCAGGAAACAAACCACCTACCAGTAGCATCAGGATAAAAAACAACCTCTGTATCGGGTTTTCCATCTTTCCACATAAAGTTTCCACGAATAACGGGAGAGGGAAACAAGTCTTGATTGTGTTCTATTTGCTCGTAGATTTTTCCAATGTTAAACGTTGAGCTTTTTGTAGAATCACGAAACGCTTCATCTTCAGTAAATGGGAACTGTCTAATTACTTCGTTCAATTCATATACATCCTGGCGTAGTGCATCTCTTTCGTTTTTTAAGAATGTCTTTGCCCCTATATCTACAAAGTCTCCCTCTATAGTTTCTACCGGTTTTTCCGGATCATTAATTATTGGATTTCCATACTTATCAAAGAAACCCTCTAATGCCTCATAAGCTGGCACAAATATTTTATACAGTCCGGTTTTTGTTCTTCCGTTTGAATTTCTTTTTTCCGGGTCAGAGTCGTTATACATATCACGGAACTCTTTACCCCCTTTGTCCATAGGATTAACTGTTGATCCTACAAGTGCTTTACCAACTACTCTACGGCCTACAATCAAACAAGTTCGTTCTATACGCCAGGCTTCTCGTATATCAGTAGGCTTCTCCCATTTACCAGCTTCGTCCAGGTAAAGTATGTGAAGCTTCTCACCATCATAAGCGTTATTGGTTGTGTTCTTCCAATTTATTACGGTATCAAGAGCCTCACCAGCGTTAGATGTTTTGTTGTTTTTTGTGATCCTTTTTGACGGTTCACGGAATGCTAATTCCATTCTTGGGTTTGTAGTACCGTCCTGGATCGGTTTAAAGAAAAATGGATACGATCTAAATACCGGAACTATCTTTTTCATAAAGATATTTTCTTGAGCATCTTTACCCGTCTTACTTTGGACTCCAAGCAGTTTCTCTTTTACTTGTGTTCCTTCATCAACCAATATGGTGCTTGATATATTAGTATAGCCAGAACGTCTACACTTTGTGTAAATTTGACCAAGAGATCTGGGGTCAGATTCACAAGCAGCGAAATGAAGAAACAGTCTTCTTTGAAACTCCAGGTAGTAGGCGTATCCAATATCAATCTTGGACCATTGCAACATCATATAGTGTCTTCCCGTTATGTACGTAGCAACGCCATCGTTCATAAACCAAACACCCTTTGATCTCCTTTCGAATTCTTTTTCTATGTAAGGACTGTATCTTAACCTGAACTCTTTCGGTTGTTCAGCCCATTCATCCATAGATCTAATCTTTGCTAAATCTTCAGGTATAGGTATTCTGTTCCAATGTTGATCTGATTTTTTCTTATCAGAAAACAATATATCTTTTTTACCTGGCTTTTTAGGAAGCTGTATGTCTATGCCAGATATCTCTATGATTTCACCTTCTGAATCATCAGGGCATATATTAACGACTGAATCGTCATAACCTTCTATGTCTTTTATACCGGCCACTATTTTTTACTATATCTTTCAGCAAATCCTCCAGAGAAATCCTGAACTTCCTCTATACCACCAGTTTCGTTTAATGTCTTTATCATCTCTTCCAGGCGTTGTCTTTCCTGGATTAAATCTTTAGCATCAACAGCGGTCTGTTTTATTGATTGAAGTTCTGCCTTACGTTGTGATCCAGAAAGCTCCTGATCAACCGGCTTACGAATCTCCTGGATCATATTGTCTATAGCGTGTTCCATAGACGATAATAATCTTTGAGCAGCATCTAATGTGGTAAACTTTTTTTTAGATCTCGGCATACATGAGGTCTTCTATTAACATTCTCCACACCTTCTCTCCATCAACCTCCATTTCATAATCGCTATTTTTAGAAAAATACACGACAGATCCTTTGGATAGATCTTCTCTGGTTAATTCCTGGGAGTTAGCCCAAATACGACCCCGGTCATTAGGTACATCTTCTTGTACAAGTTCAAGTACATCACTGTTGATTTTTTTACTGGACTCCATTGGCTCCAGGAATATCCATTTATCAATCATGTTTATACCTGATTCGTTTTTATACGCATGAGCTAAATTCATTCGGCCACCGCCTGGAATATAACTAATGTGGTATAAATCGTCTCCCATGTAGAAGGTGTCATTTAAGGCTACGGTATGGTGAAAGTATAGGGTGTCCCCAGGCTTTGCACCGGTTTTATATTTAGCTGGAACAGCTACAATTTCAGCCTCCATGATACGGTTGCCGAATTCATCAAATTTACTTACCAGGTCAAGTTCCTGATCACCTAAAGCAATCTTGTTCTTAAACTTCTCTGGCATTCTGATAATAAACTTATCTGGTGATTTCATTTTATTTGAATTTACAATCATACTCTACAACGCACGGCATATTCTCAACGCTCTTCCAAAGCATTGTCCCTTGATGATTTTCCATGTAGATTAAGTATCTGGATCTGGAGAATTGGTGCTGGTATTTATCGTCTAACACTATAGCTGTTATCTTACCTTCTCCAGCACGCATACCAATATAGTATGCCATGGCATCTTTCGGATTTGTGCCAATTACGATCTTTCGTATAATATTCATTTTTAATTTAATTTAATCCGGAGTCTCTGCCTCCAAAGTTCTTAAGCCACCAATCAATAGTTCCTTGTTCTGGCTCGTCTAATAAATTATCTATTACCGACTCCATTCCATCAAGCAGATGCTGTAGCTCAACCTCTTCTGATGTAGTCGAAGTAACCCCAACCATCATTTGAGAATCATTATTTACATATACGCCAGTTCCTAAAAGAGTTACTACGTCATATTCTGCTATGTCATATTCAGCAGCTCTTTTAATCACCAACTCTTCTACGTCCTTTTTTAAATGATCCAAGAAATCACGAATGTGTTGGTTGTCTTTCATTATATAGTTTTTAGTTTACTGAACTCTAACTACACCAAAGCTACTTTTTTCTTTTAAAGTACAACCAGATCCACTGGCTTTATATTCAATCTTAAGTTGAACACCAGC